CTGCAGGCTGTCTAATTTCTTTTCCGCTTCGGTCAAACTCAATGCGGATAGGCTGCTGCGAAATTCATCTATTGCTTGCGAACTCGCAAGCGTCTGCGTTTCGAGTGCAAGAAACAAACCGGCTACCGTTGAAAGTGCGATCAATACCCAGCCGGCCGGGCCAATCATGGGCAACAAAATTTTTAACGCACTGCCAAAAAAATAAACGGCCGTAGTCATGGCTCCCATGGCCACGGTGAAGTTTTGAAATATTTGCGGCGCGCGGTTGAAACTTTCCAGCATCTGGCCAATGAGAGAAAAGAACGGTCCAGAAAGAATTTGAAAGCTTTTGCCCAGGGCCGCGCTGGCCTTGGTGCGTTCTGCCGCCAGGCGCGCCTGCGCCCCGGCTTCTGTGTTGGCAAGCTTGGCCAAATCTCCCATTTGCGCCGCGGTTTCCCGCGATAGTCCATTTACTTCGGCCTGAATCTTCTCTTGCATGGTCAAACTTTGCACGCCCTTGCCAATTTGCTCAGCATATTCTTTCCAGATCACGCTGACATTTTTGGTCACGCCGGCATTGTCTACCAGGAGGCTATTTTCATTTTTCAAGCCTTCGGTGGCCGTGACCACGGCTTGGCCAAGAGAGAGGTGCGAGGCGCGATTAAAGGCAGCGGCATTGGAAAGTTGATTGAGCGCAGCAACCGCTTGTTCGAGATTGTAACCACGGCTGAGCAAGTTCTTTAGCGCTGCTGCCGCTTCAAAATTGCTCATCATGCCTGCGCGCACGGCCTCCAGATCATTTACGGCAGCCTGAGCGCCATCGATATTTTTGAATTTCGCAACAGATTGCAGACCCAGCATGGCACTGGTAGCGAGATTGGCCTGCTCATTGATATCGCGCAAAAACAAAAAAGCGCCGGCGCCGGCCAAAGCTTTATTGATGCTCGCGAATGAATCTTTTATTTGAGTGGCTTTGCCGCGCACCTCGCGCACAAACGCTTCACCGCCTTTCAGGCGGAGCAAGGCCACAATTTCATTTACCGTTGCCATTTCTTATTTGCCTTGATATTTTTTCCAGTCTTGCCTGGCGGCGCCGGGATTTTTCTTGAGAGCTAATTTTGATGCGCTCGATTTTTGCGCCCAAGCTGCGCGCGTTCATGAGAACTTGTCCGCGTTCATTTGTCTGATGGGGCTCTTGCAATTTCACGCCGCGCAACGCGGCTTGCCAGCGGCGTTCTGCACTTTCTTTTTGCTGCTCAAGATACAGCCACTCGAGCGCCACGCGCATTTTGAAATGGCGTGCGCGCTCATAATATTTCAACTGACCTTGAGTGATTTTGAAGATAAGGGCGGTATGGTCGGAGATATGAACCTGCTCAGAACCTTTTCCATCTCTCCGAGCTTGCTCTCGAGCATTGTCATGATCTGGCGGAAATAGCCGTCGAGCTTGCTCCAAAAGGCCCTGTTTTTGTCGAAAAAATCTTCGGCCACCTCAAAGGCCGTGGTGTTTTTCATTTTGGCAGCGAGCAGCTCAATTTCATCGATCTTCGCTTCATCAAACTCGGCGTTCACGGGCACAAGAATCAATGCAAAAAAACGCTGGAGCTTCTTTTGCTCGCCGACTGCGCGCAAAAGACGGGCAACATCGATATTGGCGAGATCGGTAACGCCACATTCGGTGAGCAATTGCACAAGAGCCTGATCTTGGGCAATGCAAAGCTCGGGAACTTCAAACTCTTTTTCCCCGATGGTATAACGCTTGGACATGATATTCTCCTGAATAAAAATTGCAATTGACGTTTCACGCCATGCGGTTAGGGCAGGTCGCCTTCTTCGCCTTCCACGCCAATCCGAAATGCCTTGCCGTCATCGTTGCGCACGCCGCAGAATTCCAGCGGAATGTAGCGCTCATTATCATAGGTCAGCGCTTGCTCGAAAGAAGTGATGAACCGGCCCTTATAAAAAGTCCAGATGTCATAAAGATCGGGATCATCGGTTTGCGGGCATTTGATGCGCAAGGCATAATAGACCGGCGGCGCATAGTCGGCAACCTCCAGATAGCGTTGCACCGGAGAAGCCGCTTCATCATCTGCTACTACATCGAGCCCCTGGCCCATGGCCAGCGCCAAAGCTTCAACGCTCTGCGCTTTCACGCGAAACTTAACCGTTACCTCGCGCGCCGCCGCGGGCAAGATATCGCTATGCAAAGTGCTCTGCGCGCTGCCAATCTTTTTGTCATTTCCGCCCAGCGTAACGGTAATGCCTTCGGGATGCGTTTCACCAAGATCGAGCAGGGGCGAAAGAAAATCTCCGCCCACTTCCTCCACAATCGGGTTGCCCGCGCCAATGCGGATCATCTGGCTATATTGCACTGCCATCTTCAGCTCCTCGCAATAGTTCCGTTGCGATAAAAATATTGTACGTTCAAAATCATTTTGCAGAAAATCCACCAGCCGGCCTGGTCTTCAACCGTGCCATATTCCTTGCTGGAGATTTCCGTTAGCTCAATCCTTTGGGTAAAGCCATTGGAGTATTCCGGATCGAGCGCAAGCCCGGGATTGGCCATAATCACTTTTTCGACCTTGCGCGCCCAAACTTCCGCTTGATCTTCTTTTTCCTGATATTCCAATGCTGACCCCGAGCGTTTGTCGATGATCATCATGACCGTCAAACCCACGCGCCCCTGCACGGCTTTGAACTTTTGCGCCTGGCTGATCACATCTTCACGCTCGCGGCGAATTACCAGGCCGTCAGATTTCAATCCGGCATTTTCATGCAAGATAATATTCAAGCCTTCGAGCTCCAGTCCGGATCCGGTTTGTGCTGATAAGATTGCCTGCAGCGTGTCAATCAGTTCGGTCATTGCTCGAAAAGATATTTTGCCAGCTTGGGCGCTTCTTGTTCGTGCGCTTGTTTCAAAAATGGCCGGGCGCGCATGCCGCGAATGGTAACCTTGCGAAACGGATGTGGCGCGCCCCGCCAAAATAATGCCTTCTTGTTTTTGGGCTCGATGGTATAGGCCTGCATCTTATACCCGAAGATTCCCGTGCCCTCATGCACGAAAATAGCATAAGGGGCAGTGAACTTCGTTTTTGCAACCGTATCGAACCCGCCGCCGAGAAATTCCGTGGTGCCGCTGTTCTTGAGATTGCCGCCTTTGCGCTTGCCGCCAAATTTCGCCACCGGCGCACGCCGCACGGCCTCCGCTTCAATGAGAAGGCCCACACGCTTCACCGCACTTTCGGCGCGCTTCGACATGGTAGCAGGCAAGCGGTCGAGATCACTCTTTTCAATTACCAGCTCGGCAATAGGAATATCAGCCATGGCGCATTCACTTCGGCAAAGCTTTTGTTCTTGCCAGCAAATAGCCCAGGGCCGTTGCCAGCTTTTTCATGAACGAATCAGTACCGTCAATGGCGTTTTTCAACGAGCCTTCTTGATAACCGGTTGCCACCGTCATACTGCCCGGTTGAAAAATAACCCGAATGATTACGCCGAAATTCTTGCTGAAGGCAAAGGCACCGCCCGCAAAGGCACCGACAATTAGACCATTCAAAACGCCATCGCCACCCAGGCCATATTGAAAAATTCCCACGGCCAGGCTCATGACCATGGTAAAAACAAAAGCCTTCCAGCCTTTGAGCTTAACGGCATTGAGCGCCAATTCTACCAGCGCGATTACCGCGCCAATGGCGCTCACGGTTTCGGCATTGAGGAAGCGCTTGTAAATATCCGGCACATTGTCTTGCGCCAGAAGCGCTACCGGCGCCAAGATCATGGCCACCAAAATTGCAAATAACACCAGCGCTTGTTTTCTCATTGCATCCTCGCTTTTAACTTTTCACTCCGGATAGTTTGCATCAATCTCACGGCCGTCATCATCCAGGGCATAACTAATGCCCGGCCCGGGCGATCCGCCGCCAATATCTTCGCTCAAATAATCTGCGGCGGCATCTTCCGCTTTGCGCATGAACAACTCTTGCAGTTTGGCAATTTCATCGGCGCGCATGTATCTAAAAGTGCTGCTCTCGCCAACGTTGCCTTCCACAACAATTCCGGCGGCACTGCCACCGGCAGATTCCATTACCGTATTCCAGCTTGCCAACCCTGCGCTCAAGGCGAGATATGCTTCAGCATCTGCCAGGTTTTGTGCGAGACCAGCCGCAGCTTCCGTGGTAAAATCTCGCGGCGTTCCCAATCCTTCCGCAATTACTTCGGCTTCGGCATAGGTCTCTGCACCAACCCAGCGCTTTAGGCGCCGGCCGGCGCTGCGCAAATGCGGAAGAATAACCTCTTCGCCCAGACTTTCCGGAAGATTGCCAGTCTTGCGCACATGGTTGGCATCGGCGATCATGGCGCGTCGCTGCCCGCCATTTTTGCCACACCATCGGCGATCAACTTGTCAGCTTGATCGGTAGTCAACAGCAATTTCTCACCGGCTTTGAATTTGGTATCGTCGATCTTGATGCCCTTCACGAGTACCACTTCAACCTTGCCCTCATCGGCTTTGGGCTGCTGCTTCGGCTGAGAAATTTCAACGCTGAGCAGATCGCCGCTATTGATGCGCGCCCGAATAAACCCGGTCGCCGGCACAAGTTGAAATCCGTTTTTTGCCTGCCGCGCCACGGAAATTCCCAGGCCACTTTCGGGATCGACAAATCCGCCGCCACGCCTGGCAATTTTCGGATGCAGCTTTACCGCCAATTTTTCCATTGATCACCTCAAGAAAAAATAAAACTCAACAACTCTCGTTTCACGTCTCACGTTTGATCAAGAAGATCAGGGTTCATCATCCGTCAAATCCCACACGCGCGCGGCATTGGCGATGATGCGGGCATAGCCGACAACTTTGCTGATGGCGATGTTGCTCCATTGCGAAGTGATGAGCTTCTCCGTTTCCGTGAGCGCCGCATTCGCTTCCTCGATGCGTTCGAGCGCGTTGGCGCGATTCACACCCAGAACTTTGTTGCTCAAGATCTCGCTCTCGGGATCGTGGCGCTTCACCGCGCTGCCGAACGGATCGATGGGGCTGCCGGTATTGATGAAGTTGCTGGCGATGATGGAATCTTTGAACTCGGTGATCTTCATGATGCCAGACCAGCCCGCTTTGTCGCTCACGAGCAGATCGAGATCATAAGGCTCGAACTCGGCCAGAAAATCGATGAAATTGTCATAGCTCAGCCCGCCGAGCGTATCCACCGGGGCGCTGTTGTTGTTGCCATCGCCGTTGACCATCACGGAAACCGCATCTTCGGTCATGTCCAGCATCATGCGGAAACCGACGAGCTGCAGAAACAGCGCCATCTTGTTCGCGCGCAGCCGGCGCAAATGCTCATAAGTCTGCTTGATCACCAAGCCATGCTTCTTGAGCTTGATGGTATTCGTGCCCACGGTCAGGCTGATCACCGGAAAGTTTGCACCCTGGCCCACAATGCCGGCGCTCACTTCTTGCGTTTCATCAACCACGCTGCTCTCATAGGTG